ATTTCAGAAGATGAGAGAGAAGAGAGAAGAGCTTGGGGGGCTTAGAGAGATATCTTGAAAGCAGACAATTCGTTTTCAGAAATGTGCTGAGGCGTTCGCCTTGACAACGCGGTCAAACTCACAATCATGGGTAGTACCCGTTAGGCGACTACAACAAAACGAACAGAACTGAGGCGAAGGTGGGGACACAGGGCGCAGGAGTCGGACAACGGTACCCCACGTAGCAGGACCGTAGACGAGGCAGATGCGATTACCTCCCTTCGAGAAGCCGTTCGGAAGAGTGCACTTGCAGTTGACGTATGAACAGTTCGACATCTCGCATCCTTATCTTATGTCCAGACTCTTGTCCGTTTTCAGAAAACGGATTCCGTCATAGTCCCCAGAAAAGGAAAGCCGCGACTTCAACAATACAGTTACCATGCCTCAGCCTAACGCCATCCAGTGTGCCGCCGCCACCCTCAACGGACGCCAGTGTTCGCGTTTGGGGTGGATGCAGGGCGTCGAAACGACCAACCTCTGCACCCTCCACCGCCGCGCCAACAACGTACGCCTCTTCGCCAACCTCCGAGAGGAGGAAGTGCGCCCACCACGCCCGACGTGCCGCGAGTGCGCGCGTCCCGCTCTCCGCAACCTCGAACACTGCCGCGTGCACGAGGCTCTGCGCCCGCGCCCCGACCTGCCCATCGAGCGGCGGTGCTTTCACCCCGGATGCACGCGAGCCTCCACGGAACACAACCGGTGTGTTCGCCACGTCACAGGCTTCGTCCGCCGCCAGCGAGTCGCTATCTGGCACGACATGTACATCCCCGGAATGGTCATGGTCGCAGATAACCACGACGCCTGGACAGCCGTTGTCGAAGGCTGGCGAGGGCGGGTCGGGGATCCGTTCATCGACGACAACTTCGTGCGGCATCTCGAAATCAACCTGGCTCGCGAGTTGATGATTCCTGAGCTGTGGAACCTTCACATGGGGGAACACGCGATGATGAACGCAGCCGGACAAATCGCGATTAACGAGCCAAACCGTCCGCCGCCGCGTACGGAGCTCGAGGGCTTTGTGCGCGACGGTCAGAATGTCCACACGCGGTACGTCACGCAACAGACGAATACATCACTGGACCTTCTGCTGAACACGGACGTTCCGTCCAGCCAGAATACGGTGAAGGAGACGCACATGTCCTTCATGGAGCACATTGTCCTCGATCGAATCACGACTTCGCTTGAGCAGATTGGCGACGTTGACCGCGATGTCAAGCGCTGGTACCGCACGTCTACGTGCCGCACGGAGGGGGACTATCTGTACAAGCGAACACTCGACGGACTCTGGGCGCGAATCAAGGAGTCCTCGGAGCGCAAGGAGTTGGAGATCCGCCTCTGGCAGGAGATGGTGGATTCGCTGGGTATGTGCTGTGACGGGCACATTAGCCGGCTCACCAATGTGCTGTGCGGGTTCGACTCCGCCTTTGCCCCGAAGCTGAGTCCGGCTGAACAGCTACAAAACAAGATGTCCGTGATCGCCGCCGCGGACACACCCACGCTGTACAAGGTCGCAGAAGCTCTGTTTGTCTTCCGCGAGCTGAATGTGCCCGAAGACCAATGGGAAGCTTGGGTGGACGCGCTGTAAAGTCTCTCTAACACACAATGAAGCTTCGCACACTACGAAGGTCTCACAACAAGGCGAAGAAGTGGGATGCTATTTTTGAACTCCCGAATGGGAAGTCAAAGACAGTTCCGTTTGGAGCTCGCGGTATGTCGGATTTCACGAAACACAAGGACACGACGCGACGCGCGCGGTACCTGAAGCGTCATACTGGGAAAGGCGAACACTGGTCTAAGCCGGATACACCTGGCGCATTGAGCCGTTGGATTCTGTGGAACAAGCCTACACTGTCCGCAAGTGTGGCTGACTTCAAGCGGAGGTTCGATGTCTGAAAACGGAATCTGCTTTCTCACACAATGGAGGAAAGCCCCTCGACAAGAATGTTCTGCCCCTACTGCCAACAGGCGGTGATCCGCCTCGCCAAGCCGGGCGACGACGAAATCCACCGCTGGTGCTTCATCCACCTCTCCACCAACAACATCATCAAGGGCAACACATCAGCGGAGTGTATCGAGTCCTTCTACGCCCTCTGCGCCGCACACACCCCGCCGAAGGCAAAGGTTCGCCGCGTTCGCATCACGCACGCACAGCGGACGTCCATGGTACCCAGCCATCTGTAACCAACCGCCCGTCCAGCTGCTGTTCAGCCAATGTGTTAAATACGTGGACATACGCGATCATCACCGCCGCTACGATTGTCCAAGACCAATCCATGATCCCTTTTCAGTTGAGCGAGATGTTCTGACTGCGAGGCAAACGACGGGACAGTACGTCCCTCTTCGTCCCGCCAACGGACATGTCGTCGCCCTCCTGAATTCCCTCGATGGCTCGCAGAGCCTCCGCAACTCGCTCCGGCTGGTCTGCGAACTGTAAAAACAGCTGCTGGCGCAGAGTCGAGCGCTTCAATGCGGGGCGAGTCGTCCGCTCCGTTCGAGCGATGGTCCCATGCGGTCCGTCAAGTACAAAATTGCCTAGCTCATTGTCCTTCATGAAGGCAATCACGGTTTCGCCGAGTGTATTTTTGCGCTCACGGAGCGTCTTGACCTGGGCTTGAAGGGTACGAATCTCGTCGTCAACTGCGATCCACTGACGAAGGGTGTCCTTGATCTCCTCTGCCATTTGTTCTACTCTTAGAACTTCCAGCGTAAGTCGCAGTCAAGACACGTGACGAAGGTGGTCATTGGTTCGTCCGCTGACCTCGTCTGCATCTGGTAGTAATCGCACCGGGTCTTCTTCTTACACCGGCGGCAGTGCATATTGATACTCGCAGTCTGCTTCTTTGAGTGTGTAGCCGTATCCTTCTGCGAGATACTCTCCGCAATCTCCGCCCAGCGCTCTGGATTCTGGATCATGGGGGTTGAGTTTACGAACGCCTCCGTGGACATCGTCGGCATCAGCTGGCGATAGCGGTAGAGGTCAATGGCTCGATTGCGGTACAGATTCAGAAACACCGGATTGTCCCAGGACTGATCGATGAACCAGTCTTGCGAATCCTTCACACACTTGGTGAGAATCGCAGTCTCAACCTCATTCGAGTCAAACCGGTCACGTACCAGTGTACGCAGAGGGTGGTCGACAAAGACGTTGGATGCGTGGACTGTATGAACGGGTTGAAGCTCCCGGTCAACCTCGGGAACGTCGTCATCCTCCTCCTCGACAACTGCACCTCCCTCCTCTTCCTCTACGTCCTTCTCCTCTTCCTCGTCGTCGTCCTGAAACGTTGAACTGTGGTAGAACTCATCGTACTCCGATGAGCGAAGGTCCTTGTACGTATGCGCATGTGCGTCGTAGTCGTCGGCGTTGGTATTGGTCGACCGCATAACGACAAGTGTCCCTGCGAAGAGATCGTCGTTAAACGGTGGAGGCAGCATATGTTGATTCACAGACTCCTCGTCCTCTTCGCATGGGATTCCGAAGACTGCGAAGACATCCTCATCATGAACCATCTTACCCTGGAACTGCATGAGAGGCTGCTTCGTCTTCTTGCGAAGCCACTCGAGAACGTCGGATGTCTTTGAAGGAAGGGTAACTTCGGTTAACGTACCGGATGAAGCGATGAAGAGTGCGATAACCATCTTGCTATGGAGAGAATGCTGGCGCGTAGATTCATTTTATGATTTCCATGCGAACCCTCGTGCTAGGTTGTTGCCGATCACAATGAAGATACTATTCGGCTGGTTTGCGAGAACGAGCGCTGCGGAGACACCGAAGAAGGCAATCAATACGATGGCAAAGTACATGAGGTAATCAAGTATGGGTCCGCTGAATTTGAAGGACGGTGGTTTGAGAGCGGGGAGGGGAGCGGGACAGTTAGGTGTGGCTGCATTGTACAGTGGGTTGCTGATGGACTTTATGATGTCCCTGGGTACAGTAGGGGTGAGGCGCATCGCAGTCAACTTTGTGAGGTCTGCGGACATGACTTGAACGGGCTCCTGAAAGAAAATTGTCTGCCGACCCGGCATTGACTTCCATCCAATGTACCGGTCGCATTGCGTCTGAGAACGCGGGTACTGTATCAATTCGCTATCTACCCACGTGAAGTACGGGTCGCTAGCCGAAACCAGGTCAGCGATTGACCAGTGTTGTCCAGTGTTGACTGAGATTGTTGCGTAGGATTCGTCCGTCTGTGCACCCCCCTTTCCCACGTACGCAGCCAGTTGATTGATCGCATTGTTCTTCTTTTCCTCGTCTGTTAACGTTTTCTTGATACCCAATCCGTCCGCTGTTGTAGGGTCAAGCGATCCTGCAATGGCGCTGAGGAACAGTGCAGATGAACCCGATGCACCCTCCGTACTTCTCAGAGGAACGAAGATGGTGAGGTCATCGCTCTCAAACTGAACCACCGCATCCGCCTGAATACCTTCAACGCGAAGAGGTGATGGGTAATAGACCTTGACAAGGGTGAATGCAGCGGAGATGTGGTTGAACGTTGCGTTCAATGGAATGGATGGATTGATAATGAGCGCAGAGTCGGTTCGAGTGAGAGATACGGTCGACGACGTGTTTCCTGGCGGGAATGTAAGCTGACAATCCCCGCATCCTTGCGAACCAGCCACGGTAAGTCCAGCCGACACATCAGTGATTGGCTTTGGATCAATGTGGTCTTGTAACTGGCATTGCTTGCTACCGCCACCACCCATTGTTCTACTGTGAACAAAACAAGTCTGAGAGAGAGAACAAGATGGCGAGTACCTGGATACAGCAACAAGAACAAGCCTTGATGTCCGTCAAACAGCGCGGTATGCTCAACTGGTGGCAGGGATTAATCCTAGCCGCTAGCAGTGCAATCGTAGGCGTTGTAGCTTCGATCTTCATAATGAACCCTGGCTCGGGCATGGGTACGGGACCGTCTGCACTCATGATGCTGTTGCGTTTCGTTCCGCATTTCCTCATGTTGTTCGGACTTCTAGCCGATGCGTTCACCTATGAGGGCGTGTACTGGACGGGTACAATGACAGGTGTAGCTGCCACGGTGGTTGCGCCCTTCCTCGACAAGGTTGCGACGGGTCTCATGTCGGTTCCCGGACTTTTGATGAAAAAGACAAGCCCGACTCCGGTTGCGCCTCTCGCAGCAACAGCGGTACAATCGGGAGGCGAGTACTTGGGATGCAGCTTAGTGGGCGACGGAACTGCGGGTACGGTTCCTCAGACACTGACGGTAACAACAAGTATCCTGTCCTACTACATCTTTGACCTCGCATTCAACCGGAGTGTACTGGATGCAGCGGGTGCAATAGCCGCCGCGGCGGCTTTGTTTGGAGGTCAGCTCATGGCAATCTCGGGATGTCTGGGTGGTAAGACAGGTTCCGCTGCACTGTTCGCTGGAATCTACGGTCTCATCGTGGGGGGTGGCATGTACACAATCATTGCCACATGGGGACCTAGGTATTTACCCTCGTCTGTGCTGAACGGATCCGGTGGCGGCGGACCCGGTGGAGGCGGCGGTCGGAATGGGGGTCCGGGAAACCTGGGAACCGGCGGAGCTGCGCAGGGGTCTGGAAATCCAGCACAAAAAGCTACGTGCCCCGCATAGAGCGGGCTTTGCGAAGGAGCGTATAGTACAGGATGACAGTCGTTCCTGAGTGACGACCCACCTCGACACCATTGTACAGAACAACCATCGTAGGCACAGTCCGCACATTGAGCTTCTCCGCGATGCCCTGAGCGTCATCGTGAGTATTCACAGCGTTGAAATGAACGTCGTCAAACTCCTCGACCAAGTCCGCAATTGTCGGCTTGATCGCGGCGCACGGGGCGCACGTAGGTGACCAGAAGTGGAATGCAACGATATCCGGCATACTCTTATGCCGGAGGATGTTCGTAAACCTTCTCAATATGTGGCGTAGTTAGCTCAGCCCGAAGCACACCTCGCCGAGTTGAGACCGTTACATTACGAGTCGTACACATCTCTCCAAAGGCTTTCAATAGATGTTTGTTCACGATCTCCGGGTCCAAGGAGGACAAGTTCTCACGGATCCACGCAGCCAAGACGGGAGCCTGTACGGGCGGACCTAGCACAGCGAGTGGGCAGTTGGGGAACAGCTCATCCACGGGCTTCGGAACCGGGAGTTCGATGACACGTCCTTCGACCACTTCGCGAGCCATGCGATCCACGACGTCATTCTGTTTGGACAACTCGTCTTCGCCTCCCGTGTGGGCTCGAACGTGCTGGAACCGGTGCTTAAACTTACTCAGTAACTCGGCAATCGACTCAATCAAGTCTCGGTGGAGAACCGGCTTTCCCATGGCTGTTCGCCACCCACGCGCAATCCAACCCGGCATCCACTCGGTCAAGCACTTGATCGAGTAATCTGAATCCGTGTAGATGACGAGGTCCTCATCGAATGCGCCGCGGCGTGTGAGGATGGACACTGCGAGGTGGATTGCAGACAGCTCAGCCCGTTGGTTGGTTTGTGGTTGGTCATCCGGGATACGATGCGACTCAGACCACTCTCGGTGGTCGGGAAACCAGGCTGCGAACCCCGCCTTGGCGTCCTTGCGTCCGTTGCTAGGGCATGAACCGTCTGTAAACACTCTCATGACACTGTCTCTTCTGTGTTGTTTACCATTCCTTTTTCACACGCATGGGGATCTGTCCAGACATCGCTGGAAATCTCACCGCGAATCTCAGGTACGTGACGGTAGGTGGGTAAGACTGTCACGATACATCGCGACACAATAGCCGGTTGAAGCAATGGTTCCTCGATGTGAAACCAGATGCGACACCGAAAGGACCGCTGTTCAAGGGACCGGCGGAGCATCTGTTGACACGCAGAGGTCAAAAAATGGGCATGCCATACAATGAGAACACGAATGCGAATATGAGCTGCGGAGGGTGCGAAGGACATCCATTGACTGACCCACGGCGCAAAGTCGTCGATTGAATTCACGACGGCTGCGTCTACCTCCTCAAAGTCACATCGGTGTTTGTTTTCGGCTACGTATGCACACCACACATCACGAGCACTTCTGTCATTCAGAGGTTCAAAAAGAATGCGATGGGGGGGTGGGAATGATGTCATTGTCTTTAAGAGCTGGGAGTCTCCGTAGACGGCTGAACGATGCGCTTCACGGGGATTTCGGCTGACACTACGTAGATACTGTTCTCCGTCATGATGATGTACGTCTTCTCCTCCTTCAGGCGCATGATGGACTCGATCGGCGACGTGTACTCCGTGTCCGACTTGACAAGGCACTTGCTGTCGTTCGTCACGCCGATACAGCACTGCTTGGCGAGCGAGTCACCATAGTAATCTAAATAAATAGGGCGATCCTGTTCGATCGCGAGTTTCGCAACGTGAGCCATGACTGTTGCAGAGGGGCACGCCATTTGTGTTGAGTCGAGGATGTCTTTGCGTTCTTTTTAACGTGCCTTTGCGACGTCCTCCAACTTGAACCTACTCTTCATGCACAGAGACGGTGTAGATGGGCGAGGCAGCGCGAGTATATCAGCGACCATCGGCTTGACCTCCTTGACTTTGGGCGCGACTGCGGCTAGGAATCGGACGAGATGGTCCACGTGTTCCTCGGTGGGTGGCGTCTTTGCCTGCACGATTGTCTCGCGGAGGTCATCGACAATCGTCGACACGAAAGCAGCCATTGTCTCCTCGGGAATGAGTCCTCGGGAATACAGTTCAGCTGTATACACTGCGAATCCTCGCTTGGTCTCCTTCTGCTTGGTCCATGCAATCAGAGCCGCGTCGAACCCAGAGTCTGTGGAGGAGGGTACAATCGTGACCGCTGACGTATCGTACAACGAATCGAACATTGCCACCTGAGTCGTGAGGTCAGCGCGCGCATCCTCCTCGGACTTGACAATGTCCAAGTACAGATCCGCCAGCATGCTTGCGTAGAAGTTCTGACGGATACCCCGGTCGAACAGAAGGGTTGTGACCCGCAGTCGGAACATCGCGTCACGGGCTGCAATCTTAGACTTGATTAAGTCTGTGAGCTTAGCGTAGGTCGGCTTGGACAGCTTGTTGATCGCTGCGTTAATCTCGTCGTAGTCTGCGTCGTCCTTCTCGCGGACCTTGCGCAGGGTCTCGACGAGGACATTCTGGCGCCAGTTTGCGGCTTCGATGGGAGGCTCGCGACGAACTGGACGGCGGAAGACGGGACGGAAGGAGGTACGTAGCTTGGAGAAGATCTCCACAACGCTGTCGGGAAGAGGCTGCTTGATAGAAGGGCGGAGGGCGTAGATTGATGAGACATCCATTTCAGCGCCCTCTCTCCTTGTCGAATCACGGGATTTCGTTTTCACGTTCTGAGCATACCCCAGTAAATGGAGCTTACCGTTGGACAGAGGTATTATACGGTTCACAAGACGAAGGGTCATGAGTATGGACCCCGCGAGTTCCTCGGGGTGACGGAGTTTGGGTACTACACGTTCGTGGGTCCGCTTCTGGGTCAGGTGATGTCCGTTTCGCCGGAAGTGTGGGACTTTTACGCAGCCGATGATGTCCGTCCTAACGCAACCATTCCGCCGGATTCGTGGCGTGAGGGACCGGATGGTGCGTATACTGAAAACAGAGTGTCTACTAGTTGTAATGAGAACGCGTAGGAATATGCGGAAAACGGGAAGGGGAGGTGCTGGGAAGAGAGGTCCCATGGATCCCAACAAGGCTGCCGCTGCGGCCACTAAGCGTGCTGCTACACTCGCCGCCAAGGAGCCATCTACACGTAAACGCAGCGAGGCCGGAAAGAATGAGATCAAAGACATCGCCGCGATCATCAACGGCATCAACGATGGGACACCGGCTGGGCTCCAAATCAAGCAAGCGTTCAAGGAAAAGTTTGGCAAGGAGATTACGGCTGCACGAAATCGGACGGGTGCAAACAGGAAGGTACACTACGACTTGGAGATCGAGGTCGATAGCGAGTGGAAGACTGTAGAGCACAAGGGTAGTGCGACCTACAGGGTTCCTGGTCCAAACGAGAAACCTTGGTCTGGCGGCGTACAGTTCTTAAACGGAGGAGCTGAAAAGTACCGACTCGCGAAGAAGTACGCGAAGGCGTGGTACGATATGTACATCAAGTCCGAAGTACTCAAGACCGAGTTTACTCTGTCCTCTGCAACACCTACCTTCGAAGACTGGTTCGCAAAGGACTGTAAGGTCCAAGGTGAACCAAAGACGCCATTTGGGAAAGAGTTGAAGGCAGCAGTTCGTAGTCGCGACGGTCCGAGATCAAGCCTGCTGTCCAAGCGGGAGAAGTTCAATGAGGCGTTCGAGATTACTGAACAGGACGAGAAAGAACTCATCGAGGACGTCAATTCGATTGCAAACGATGTTTTACAGCAAAAGGACTACTGGCTTGCCATCTTTGGTGACCTCGAGGGGCGTTTCAATGCGATATGGTATCCGAAGTTCACGGCCAAACTGATCACTAAGGTGGATATCAAAAAGAGCAGGGACAAGGATATCACTATGGAGTTCCATGGTGAGGACGGTGTTGACTTCGGAGGAATTCTGCGTTGGGGGAAGGGTGCAGGGTTCAGCAATCTTCGTCTAGACCTCAAGTAGAGTCTGAATCATCCGCGTGACCCACCGTGCCGGCACCGCATTCCCCACCTGCTTGATCTGGTCGTCGTGCGACCCCTGAAACGGGTGGTCGGCCGGAAAGCCCTGAACCTGTGCTGCCTCGCGTACAGTCAGGCACCGAATATACCTTTTCCCACTGGGCTTGGCCAGTCCCACGTACAAGCGGGGTTGAAACGTGTAGGCACAAATCAGCGTCTTACAAGGGTTGCGAAGATCGAGTACTTCGCTATGAATGGGGGAATCACGCTTACGGAAGGAGATGAGGTTCTCAGTGTGCTTCAATACCATGAACGGATGCGGAGTCCCAGTGGGCTCGGCATCCTCGGGCACGGAGACACAGCACTCAGGTGGCAACTCCAACGTGGTCTCCATCGCACCCTCCATAGTCGCCTCCGCAATGTGTCGTAACCCAACCTTTGGCTCATCAAACGTCGGCATCTCCACTGGAATACCCAGGCGGTTGCCGATGATTGCGATACGCTTACGAGCCTGTGGAACACCGACCGTAGTCATATCGTAGACCTTGTAGTGAATCGGATACCCGATCTCCGCGAAGCACTCCTTGATTGCGTCGATAACGCTATTCTCCCCATCGTCTGTCTTCTTGGTGAGCAGACCGGCCACATTCTCTCCAAAGATCCACTCCGGTTGGACAATACGGACTACGCGTAGAAACTGTTGGAACATGCGGTTCCTCGGGTCATTGACATTCTTCTTACCGGCGTTGGAGAACCCCTGACAAGGGAACCCTGCGAAGACCACAGCTACCTTGTTCGCATAGGGCTCAAACTCCGAATCAGGAATCTTGGAGATGTCGCCCTTAACGGACTCGCCAAGCCATACGCTGTCGGGGAAGGCTGCCTTGTGTGTGCGAACACATGCGGCATTGTTCTCCGAGAAGGCAACGACCTTCAAACCAGCTTGCTCCATACCCACCGTGTCGCCGCCCGCACCTGAGAAGAGGCTAATCGCAAGGCGTCCGCCAGCTGACTCGACAGCCGTCGTCTTCTTTGCGAGTACGTCTGCGTCGACAATCTCCTTCAGATGAGCATTCAGTGCCTTCTTGCTGGTGAATATGGTTGGGCAGTGAGTGCAGGTGTGCTTCGGCATCTTTTGTTACTTTACCACTACCACAATAAGTACGCCACATTCCTTTTGCGTTCTGGAAAACGGATTACCTCGTCCTCAGTAAGGAGTAGAGTCGCCAGAATGAAGTGGACTCTCTGGTATCACGACCCTGCGAACAATGACTACAGTCTCGCCTCCTACATCCGCATCTATGATGTCACAACCGTCGAGGAGTTTTGGAGTCTCATCGACGGCATCCCGAAGGACGTCTGGGAGTCGGGCATGTTCTTCTTCATGAAGGACGGCATACGCCCGCTGTGGGACGCACCCGAGAATGACAAGGGCGGCGCCTGGTCGAAGAAGGTCGATGCGTCGGATACGCACATAGCCTTCATCGATTGTATGGTCCATTGCTTAGCGAACTCTTTCCTCAAGCAGCACAATGAGACCATCGCAGGCGTTACGGTCTCGCCCAAGGGTCAGTTTCACATCATCAAGATTTGGAACTCAACGACCACCGTGTCCGACCGCAAGTTATTCAGTCCCAGTTTGAAGATGAAGCTGGGCGACGACATTGCCTACAAGGCACACAACCTGAGACCGAAGTAGTGTGGCTCCGAAGGAGTCACCTAAGGGCGCCGAAGGAGTCACGAACACTCCACCAACCACCAGTAGGATGCGTACACAATGTACGCATGCAGGATCGTTGTCGACAGCACCAGGAACAAGGTAGCTGTCTCTTGATCCATTATCTTTTCCACTGGTTTCTGAAAACGGACCGCGGCTAACTAACTTTCAGACCAGAGCCCCAATGCTACAAATGCTCGCTTCCTCCTTCTTCGCCCCCCGCGTTTCGCGTGGCGGGCAGTCTCTGCACAACGGCAAGCGCGCAGAAGAGACGCTCTCTCTTCGTCTTCGCTCTCTTCACTACAAAGGACAGCAACTTCAAGTCGGCGCATCGGCGGGTGGCGGGCACGGTGTCGACGTGCCAACGGTCATTAACGGGATAACCGTTGGGTTCGAGGTCGGTACGCGCGGAAAGTTCGAGGGTGGCGGCTGCACGCTCCGCGCCATCGATGGGCAACTGGTAATTCCAGACTCGAAGCCGCTCCTCCGCGACCTGATGGGCGACTACAAGCCTTGGGACGGTGTGGTTCCGCCGCTCACCCAGATTTGTCCGGACGACCGAAAGCCGGTGCCTCGGGATTCGGTTGCGAACTACTACCGAGCCAAGGGCGCCCACTACATCTCCTTGGAGGGCAGGGGGGTCTACCACACGGGCGAGGACGTTCTGAACCTTGGCGTTCCCCTCTTTGCCGCCGAGGGCATCTTCCTGCGCACGCGCGTCACCAAGCACATGAAAAAGGGCAAGCCTACGGATTACACTACCGCGCTGGTGTTTCCGCCTTCATACCTGCCAACGTCCCCGTACTCCTTCAATGGACCCCTCCCACCCGGGTTCACCGAGGCAGAATCACCACTTCAGAGGATGGCTTAATACTCATCCCATACGACCAACGCACAGACTCAATGCGACAGTCTGCATACAACTCGCGGACAAAGGGGCAGTCATTATACGACAGCACCCAGTCCGTCCTCTTTTTCAGTTCAGCCGCGAACCCTACATGGTCAAATCCCTCGTGCATATCTCCGTCCTTGCCGTAGACGTAGGTCGGGATGTAATACGGTGGGTCTGCGTACACCACAGTGCTGTCCGTCTGGGGATGGGCTCGCAAGAAATCTGTACAGTCGTCGTTCGACAGATGTACGTTTGCCAAGGACACTGTCATCAACCGATCAATCGCAGCTTGGTTCATACGTCCATCAGCCGACTGCTGTGAGAATCCACCACAGAAGGTTGCGCCACTGAACGAACAGCGGTTGACGAGATAGTAGGCTGTAGCCGTTTCCAGTTCATCTGTCATGACCAGGATGTTCGTTCGCAACTCCGCAAAGGCTTCCTTTGATACCGGGCATGCGGCTTGAACTCGGTCGCGCAGTTCAGACGGTCGCTCCTTCAATATCTTCCAGAAGATGTAGAGTGGGCGAAACAGGTCGTTGCCGTAGACTTGCATGCCCTCATTGGCTAACGCTAACTCAAAGCTGCCTCCACCAAGGAATGGCGACAAGAGTGTCGTCTTTCCTTCGGGGATGAATGGTTTCAGCACCTTGATCGCTCGTGTCTTGCCGCCCGGATACCGAAGGGGCGACTTGGATGCCATTGTAGTGTGTACAGGATACTCAGAAGACTCTTCGTTTTCTACGAAGAACACGGCATGAGACATAGCTTAATGTCGCCCAGATTCGCAATCGCGTAGCGGATCATGATAAACCAGTCGTTCTTCATGTGGATCTCCAAGTTGTTCGACAGGTTCGAGCACTTGGTGAACAGGACCAGGTGAGGAAGCGAGAACGTACCCGAGACAATCTCATCCGGCTTGGACTTGGTAATTGCCATGTCAGACGTCGAGTCACCCATCGTGACCGTCTGAGATGCGAAAGGACCCTTGCACGTGAAGGTCAGTGTCCCGCCTACATTTTTAACGTCCACTGTCTTCGCAGACAACAGTGTCATATCACGACAGATCTTCTGGAAATCCATGGACGGCATGGTGATGCGCGTGGCGAACTCCGTCTCAGGCATGTTGATGTCCGACTCATCGCGGTCCAGCAGGTTCAGCTTATTGCGGATACGGCGCTTCTTCTCCCCGTTCTCCAACGTGATACAGAGGTGATTCGACTCCGACTTCGACACCGAGAACGTGATCGTGTCATCGTTCGTCACCGTCTTGACGATGCGATAGAAGTGATCCGTGTTCAGACCCACGTCCAGCTTGGGTGCAGAGTGGTTGTACTGGTACTCCTCAAACTTGGACGCATGCAGGCGCATGTGTGTTAACACAGTGCGTGTATTGTCCATTGCAATCATGCGAATCCCGTCCTTATCGAACACAAGGCTCATCTCGACGAGCATGGACTTCAACCCCTCGGCGAGGATACGAATCGGAGCCGTCTGGACTGTCTTCGCAATGACAAGATCGTCGGATGCCATTTATCAATGCTTGCGATGTCTTCTGAAAGTAGATGTACGCGAACGTCCGTTGCGCCTCCGACGAGGGGTCCTGCGACGACCACCTGCGCGCGGGGCTGCTGGGGGTGGGACCTCAGCCGTTAGAGCTTGCTGTGCCCTCAGGAGAAAGGTGAGATGTATACTCATCTCCTCACTTCGAACACTTTTTAGATGTTCCAAAACAAATTGTTCCGCATCGAATATGTCCTTTTCTAACTGTATAAGTTCGGCGGCGTACACATCTTCCGCGCCAGCTGTCTCTTTCTTCATGCCTCGAAGGGTGATCAATAGTTTCTTCGGCGACAAAGTGTCCCACCCAACGATATTCGCTCCGCGCGCAAGTTGACGAATCGTTGCTTCGTCCCTCCTTGGACGGAATTTATTCCAATCAATGATCGCGTAATTGGGGTTCCACTTATTCATCCTCGAATTGAATGTGGTGCGTGATGCGTTGAATCTTTCCCAGAACGTTGTAGCGATATTCTGTTCGGTACCTGATTCGACAGTAATTTTATTATCAGCAAGCTTCGCTTTTAATTCGTCGATCTTCTCGTCAAGCGTTGACATGTCATTTTCCTCTTCGGAAGGGGCTGCGCCGGGAATAGGTGAGGCGGGTTCCCTTGGCGTAGCAGATGCGGGACGAGACGGCGGTCGAGACGAGTCGATGGGCGCGGCTTCATCTACTGGTACCACTGCATCCGCCTCTGGCTCCGCGGCTGCTGGCTCTGGTGCTGGCTCTGGTGCTGGCTCTGGTGCTGGCTCTGGTGCTGGCTCGCGCGCCCGCTCCTCCGCCGCTGCCTTCTCCGCCGTCCACCTGCTCAGTACGTCAGACCTTTCTCTCATTAAATCGGCTATTACAGTACGCGCTTCGACGACAGCTGGGTTGGTTTCGTCGTTCATCTTATCCGCACTTTCTTTGAGTCGGTTGGCAGCCGCGAGCAAAATTCGCATGTAATTAAGATCCGAACTTTTCGCGGTTTCTGCGCGGTGTAATTCGTCTTTCGCAGCGACAGAATCGTCCGCAAGTTTTTCCGCCGCTGCCGCCCGCTCCTCCGCCGTCATCGTCGCCGTGGTTGCCGCCGCCGGAGCCGCCGCTGCCGCTGCTTCCCGAGCTGCTACTGCTTCGGTTATCGACATATGCGTAGATCCTTCTGCGGAGGGTGGGTTAAACCTACGTCGAATGGGAGCCAATGCCAATGCCGCATTGTTCACCGCCTCTCCAAGCCCGGTCCGAATAGTTCTAGCCGTCTCCGCCCGCCACGCCGCCCGCGCTTCCGCCGAAGCCGCCGCCGCCCGCGCTGCCTCTTCGGCTGCCGCCGCTTCGGCTGCCGCAACAATTGCTGCGTCCTTAGGAAACGCTCCTTTCAACTTAGGGATCTTTCGCTGAGCCGCAAGTATGTCCTTGAAAGGACCCTCTGCATACACACCGTCCTTGTCGACCTCATCGAACATATGGAGGACTGCCTTCTGCTGTTCGGTCGTATACGCGACTCGTAACCCCACCTGGAAACTGAGAAACTCTTCCACGTACGGCTTTAACTGTTCATCCCCTTCCCGTACGAGCAAATTGAATGCGTCACGAACCGACTGCCATGTCGAATACGGGATGACTTCGTGAAGGAGTTCTTCGAACCCGTACGTTGTCCCAAACAAACGACCACCGGACATAGCTGCGTCGGCTTCCACGACCTTCTTCTCAGCTTCCTTCTTGGCGCGAAGGAGTTCTCGAAGTTTGACTATATCCACTGGCTTCTCCCTTTGCGCGTCGTCAAGTGCCTTCTCGGCTGATGCGAGCGCATCGGATGCATTTGCCTTTTCCGCATTTGCCACAGCGCGCTTCTCCTCCTCGTCTTCCACCGCCGCCGGTGGTGCAGGCGCCGCGGCTGCTGCTGCGGCTGCTGCCTCGTCCTCCGCTCGCAGCTTGTCCAGACTGTCTACTCGCTTGAACGGGTTCACCCACCCCCTGGACGGGGCAATCTTCTTGGTCTTCACGCGATTGATGATGTCCTTCACAATGTGGACGAGTAGTGTGCCGTCGTCGAAGGACGTGCTTTCCAGTTCCGACGTCGACTGTTTGAACAGAGCGGTTGCACCATGCATCTTGTCTTCAGCCAGTGCTGCGATAAACCGCGTTTGTATTTGATCCGGCTTACCTTTGGTACGAACCTTCTTATCTGCCACGAACAGCTCCACCAACGGTTTGAGTTCCTTCTGCCATCCCGTACTAACCTTAACCTTGATCAGGCGCTCGGATGCTTTCAACCGTACATCGTGACTAGACAGTTCGAGAAGACGTTTGATTACGTTCAGGAACGGTGGTGTGGGTACCGGACGAGCCGCCTCATACAGCGCCGCGAGGGCTGTCAGCTCCAATGCAAGAGGTGCAACCGCCACAGCCGCGACGCCTGTGGCACCAACCACACCGGGGATCACCGCAGCCACCGCATTCGTTCCAGTTCGAACCGCGGTGAGAACATTCGGAATCTGTCCAGTCAGGGTACCGAGAACCGGTCCTATCTGCTCCGAGAGCAGGGTTAGCTTCGCAGCGGCTGTCGTTGCCATCGCACCCCGGAATGCCCATGTTTTCGCACTATCAAGGATGCCGCCGCCATCCATGGCTCCGCCGCCCGGAGCCGGAGCCGCAAGCTTCGCACGATTCTGCGCAGCTTTTCGTTCCTTCGATGGTAAAACAGTTTCAATCGATTCTTCGACAACAAAGTACAGTAATGGCATTGAGTCTGCTGTGAACATGGATGCGAGATCGGGGTGAGCTTTGAGCAGCGATAACGCTTCAAGATCGCCTACATCCCCCTTCTTGATAGCGGTTACGAACCGAGCAACGTCGTCTTGCGTTGCGGGAGGCTCTCCGACCTCCTTGGGATACACATCGAATTCATCCTTCTCCTCAGCGACAAGTTGATTCTTGAAGAGTGTCCGTCCAGATGCGTTATACAAGTCGGTCGCACAATGGTTTGGATCGGCTTTACCGAACTCATACGCAATCTTCGAACCGAGGCAACCAACGGACTTACCGAGGAATCCGAGTACACGGTTCACCCCGACACCGACTGATATGGCTGTATCGCGGGCTAGGAGTTTACGGGCTTCTGTGACATTCGCATTGCGAAGTTTGGTAATCTGGTCTACCAGCGATTTCAGTTTGATGAAGTTGGATCCTTGTAACCGACCCGTAGCCTCGCCAAGTTCGCGACGTGTGCTTGCAGCTGCGGCTGTCGTGTCGACGGTTCCAGTGGCACTGGTTATGACTGTGCGGGACGGAGCGGCAGTTGTGAGTTTCTCTGCTTTTGCTGCTTCGAGAAGTCCGGATACCTTGTCTCGGTCCTCTCCAACCTTCACAACGGCTTCATTGATTCCCTTTTCCAGCTGTTCAATCGCTCCTGCGCTCGCAACCCATGAATCAAGATGAGCTTGGGTAGCAACCTTCTGCTTCAAGTCTGCGACCAGGTCGTTAGCTGACTTAATTAACGCGTCGGCTGCCCTCACCGCGGCTGCTGCGTTCCGTTCCTGAACCACCGGTCCAGCGCTCACGTCTGACACCACACCCTTGACTGAGGCTACGGCAACTTCGAGATCGCCGACTTCGCTGTTCAGCGCAGCCGCTGTTGTCTCGTCGTCGTCTTTGAGATTGTTGCGTGCGGCTTCCGTCGCATCTCGGTGGAATTCCAGGTCATGCCGCAGACGCGAGAAATCACGAGCATCGCCTTTGATGTTCAACCCATCGAGTTTGATGAGCGCAGCCGCAACAGACTTGGTGGCTGCATCAGCCCGTTTCCTCGCAGCCGCAGCCTTCTTCTTCGCCTCAGCTGGTTTTGCGGCTACCGTACCGAACATACCTGGTTTGGGCATTTGAAGTTGCGTAATCTCAGCTCTCAGCTTGGCTACGTCCGCCGCAGTAGACTTGGAGATGGCGTCGAGTTCGCTCTCTTCACCGCCACCAGACTGAGACGTCTCGGCGAGTCGAGCATTCAGCCTCTCTGCAATCGCATCACCCTCTGCCCGTTTGTTCGCAAGGTTCACGGTAAGGTCGACAATCGTTTTCGAATTTTCGTCTCCGACCTCGGATGTGTTTTTCAGAACCTCATTCGCGCGCTCCGTCGTCGCCCTCCATCGGTCAATGGAAAACTGTACCTTCTTCAACGCAGGTGGTACCACCTTCTTCTTCTCGACGTCGATCTTCACCATCGCCTTCTGAATGTCCGACGCTTTCTTGTTAGCATCTGCGATTGCAGCTGAATTGCCAGACGCAACGGCTTGTTCCTGCTCTTCACTGATTCGCTGCTGTGCTTCAACTAAGTTCGAACTGCTTTCATTCAGCAGTTTCAGACCCATGCGTTGCGCCATGATCATTTCAATTGCCTTCGCCGCCTTCTCAGCACGCTCGGCGGATGATTTGGCGGCGGCAATCGCAGCTTCATCTGCCTTCGCCTGTTGAGCCGCCGCGACTTCATTGGCAGCTGTGGCAGCCGTGGATTGTTGCTCAACCACAACGGCTGCCTCCTTCTCCTTCTGAACTGTTCCCAACGTCGGCTCGGCGGCAGCAAACGTGGGGTTAATCTCCAGCGGTGCTTTCAGAGCCTCCTTGAACAAGGCGGCTTTCGATGCGGATGAACTGATGTACCCAGTCGCAGAGCGAATGAACTCACGGAACATGGGCATCAAGTTTGCCACATTGCCTGGTGTCGTAACCAATGTCTTGAACATCTCCGACTTGACAGAGGCTTCCTGCTTGGGGAGCAGAAGGCGAAGAAACTCGATGACTTCGTCCATATGTGCTCCTCCCGCCATGGCAGCTCGAGCTGCCATCGTACGACGTCCGGTAAAGAGCGTCGACCGAACCGTCTGTGTTGCGACCTGGTTCGATTGAATGGCTTGAATGGCTTTTTCGACGAATCCCTTGAACAGGTTAGGGTCGCTCAACTGAGACTTGGCGCGAACCTTATCAATCGCACCCCGAAGCGCCATACCCTGTCGCAATCCACGCGCAACCTCGTCCAGGAGAGTCAAGGTTGATTCCGCATTGGCTTTCGAGTTTGTTGCGATTGTCTCCTTTGACGTCGTTTCTTGGGCAATGAACTTACGCTGCTGATAGAACTTGGTGTAGATGTCATATGCAGCCGCAGCTTTCTTCACGACGCTGTCCACTTCATCCTTCTCGCGTTTGAGCGTGTCGGTTACGAACGTCTTGTCTTTGAGTTTGACGGCTTGTTCGAGCGCGGCTTTCCATGACTGGGCTCGTCCAGAGAGCTCATTCTCTACGGCTAATAAGTCCTCCTTCGCTTGTGCGTACTTCGTCTCGATGTCAACCGCACGATCCAGCGCTTCGGACGCATCCTTCACGTAATTGTCACTGGGAGACTTTGAAACCAGCTCTTGCCAGTCTTGCTGTTTGAGTTTGAGATCGCGAAGCGCGTTCGCTTCGGATGCCCTGACTTTCTCAATCTTGAGCTTGACGGTTGCAGCCTGTTGAATGTATCCCTTGGCTTGACCCAGATCGTGAACCACGGTACTGTCGTTTGTTGTACCCGCCTCTTTGAGGAACTTTCCCCACCGATTGGTGGACGTCCACAGGATTCCGGCGCTTTTGATCATTAAGTCGTTGAACGGTGGTTTCGCGTCGTCGAACATGACATCGGCTAAGTCGTTGCGGATCGAACGTCCGAACACCTGGCTACGGCTCTGTGCGTTCGTGATGAACTTCAAGTACTCGCCAAACGCACCGGCGAGATCGCGCTTGATACGCGCATTCTCATCATAGTAGTCGCGGTTCTTGACGAGAAGTGCGAAGGATTCAGATACCTGCTTGGCAACCGCGATATTATCGGGGTCAGCGGCGAGTTCGCGTGAAGATGTATCGAGAGTCATCTTGACAAGCTGTTGAAGCTGGGACGCAGACGCGCCGCCACGCTTTCCGCGCAGACGGTTCACGCGTGCGTCGACTGCACTCTGTTTCAATTGGTTTGCGTACGCGGAGGTTTCGCTCCACGTCGGTTCTCCGACGTTATTCGACGCCGCCTTCTCGACTGCAATGCGGACTAGATGAACGAGAAACGTCTCACCTCCCGCAAGACTCGTAACCAGGAGTTTCGGGTTCTTCTTTGCCATCTGAATTGCCTTCGTCATCTCTGCATTCTTCACCTTTCCCTCCAAACCGGTGTCGACGAGGGAGATGAACAGATCGCGCTCAGCCGTATCCTCTTCGACGGTCAGAGCAACCTCCGGTTCCGGAGTCGGCTGCGGAAGTGGTACCGCTTCAATCGCTTCCGAGGTCGGTGGCGGCGGAGCCGGCGCAGGCGCGGGCGCAGGCGCATTCAAAGGCGGCATCGGGATATCTCCAATTTTAGGAGTAGCCTTCGTACTTAGCGCACTGAGTGCCAGAGCCGCCGTTGCGGCGGATGCGGCGGCGATTTCAATCCCGCTCATTATCTAGACGACTCTAAAAATTTAGCTGTCCGTATAAGCGAACAGTCCGATCGAGAACAGACTCATGACGAGTGCAACCTGACGAAGACCTGCAATTGTCTCGCCGAAATACAGTAGCCCAATCAATGTCACCATGATGTCGGATGACAAGTTCCATATGAGATTGGTCACGACCATGTTCTCATAGTTCATTGCCTTGATGAACAAGTAGGGTTGGAGGGCATAGATAATGGTCGCAAACGGCAGAGCAAACCCGTACGAAAGTTGACCTGTCTGCGCCATCTTCCCGGCGGACATCATGAGGATGTCGAGCGCTGCCATGGATATGCCAAATACGACTGGAAGTAGGTTAAGACTACCCCATTTCCAGTTGATGCTACGAATTACTGTGTCTACGCTGTCCTTGATCATTGTACTGTGTTATGGAATTTACTTCTGAAGACGAGCTCGCGCCGACTTTCGGCGGGATACGATGCGGCGGTACTTGTTCATCTTAAGATCCGCCTTCGTCAGACCGCCCGGTGTGTGGTGAGCCGTTCCGTTCCATACCTTGCGACGAGAACCAACGCGAAGAGTCTTTGCCATTGTGTATCACCTAGAAAGTTTTAGAACGTTGGGGTGTATCGAACCATACGAACGCGGTGGCGGTATGTCAACAAAGCCAGGACTCTCGACCTTGCCGCAGTAGAAATTGTCCTGCGGAGGAAATGGAAACTCGATGTGAGTCTCCTTGCTGTCATATGGAGCATTGTTCCCGACGTGTGCAAGGATGTTCCCCTTTATGTGGGGCAGAACTCCGAAGGCTAAGAAGTCCTGGTCGTGTCCTAGTTTAGCTGAATCAGGATTTGCCTTGAACTCTTCGTAGAGTGTACGAATGTGGAGTCCCGACGATTTCCGCAGCCCCCACAGTCCACCCAGCAACGTTACGCGATGCACATAACTATCACGAATCGCATGGGCTACGAACGCAGTGGACTTCTCAAACTCGCGAATCGCCCACCGATCACGCCAGTGAACTCGCGAATCTGCATCGCGAACCATCATCAGTTCAACGCCTTGCTCATCGATGGCAAAGAAACGATGAACCATATTCACTGCGCCCAACTCACCTGTGAATCGCAGGAATACACGGGGCGCAGAACGGAACACGTCGACCGTCTGGGCATCCACGTCCGCACCGAAGTAGATGAAGATACCCCAGCCTGGGAAGTGCTTGTGAATGAGGTGGATGTTCTCGACCAATCCATCGTAGTACAATGGGTTGTACGCCCCGTATAAACAAAAGGAAAAGACATTCATCCTTAGATATAAGATGAGGATTGATATCGCATTACATAGCTGTGACTCGAACCCAATGTACCTTGATTTTTGGCCGCTGGTGTCGAAGGTCTGGCGGTTACGCATGGGGATTGAGCCCGTGCTGATCTACATCGATGAGAACCACGACATTCCGATCGACACGACGTATGGACGTGTATTCAAGCTCAAACCCGCAGCGAATATCCCACTGTACATTCAGGCGGTATGGGGTCGTTTCTGGGGAGCCACTCTGTTCCCGGATAAGGTGTGCATCGTGTCCGACATCGACATGTTTCCCATCTCCAAGAACTACTTTATCACTGACATTGCGTCGATTCCGGACAGCAAGTACGTCCACCTTTTCCCACCCACCCATCGCATGCCGCCCGCGCCGCCGAGTATTGTTCGTAAGAAGTACCTCGTACACTTAGAATCTCATTTCCCGGTCTGTTACCACGTAGGGAAGGGTTCCGTGCTGTCATCCGTGTTGAAGCTGAATCGCGACTGGGAGACCTCCGTTAGGGACTTGGCTACGTTTCCATTCGCGTTCGATGAAACGAAGCGCCCACAGTGGGGAATTGACGAGGGGTATACGACCTCGTTGATGCTCGCGTACCCCGACCAGTCGATTTTCGTGTGCAAACTTCGCCCGTACCAACGTCTTGACCGTTCGTATTGGATCTATTCGCCGTACGAGATCCGCGATGATCTCTATGGTGACTGCCATTCTGTACGTCCGCTCTCCGAGCCGGATAACCGGAGCAAGGTCACTGCGTTATTAGCCCTTCTTCTTTGAGCGTATACGTAACGAAGGTATTCGATGCGAGGATATTCTGGTAATTTGTATCCTCCTTTTTGATGTCCGAGAAGGACGCAACCTGTGTGGCTAAGTAAGGATACGTATATCGCAGGTTAAACTGCTCGTTCAGTATCTCGTCAATCGCTCCATGGTTCGGATCCAGGGATAGGACCTTGTCGTACCAAGCCTCCGAGTAGAACACGCAATGCGAAGTTGTTACACGCGACGATCGTAGGAAGAACATGTCGCGAAGTGACTTGACTATATCGATCGTAAACTCACTCAGGTTCCCGCATCCGCTCACGACACCGACGTCCGGGTTCGTGCGCAGATACTCGACGATCGTCCGAGCCTGATCGACGAGCTTACCGTTCGTGGGGAGGAGTTTGCAGTCGTCTTCGAGTACCCAGACGTATGGACGCTTCTCTTCCTTCGCCATCCGCACGATCTTCTGGTGGGACATCATACACCCAGTAAGACCACGTTCATGCCGGATGCCCTCTATCACCTGGATGTTGAGCGAAGGGTAAAATCGCTCTAACTTCCGGATGTTCATCAACCGGTCCTTTCGGTGCGGAAGGTGTATGCAGAAAACGTCCATTTGTATAACCTTCATACTCAAACTCAATGCCCGGGCTTCATGATATGCCCAATCGTGTAGGAAGAGGTGATTACGGTCAGAGTACCTTAGCATAGTTCATGCGGTTGGCAGCACCGGTCCATACTTCGCATGGATCCGTTCGGTTTCGAGCTGAATGCGCTCCTTCGTGGAGAATGTCTTTGTCATTTGAAGATCGTGGATTCGACCAATGTACGTGACTTGGTCAAAAATAACCGGCTCTCCGGCTTCAACCCAAAGCCGGTAATACCACTCTGTGTCGATGAACCAGAAAAACTGGGGATCAAGCGTGATGTGCTTGAGAGTGTCGCGGATGATCACTGCTGTCGGACCCGACAGTGTGTTCATACCGATCATCCACGGATTCCAATAGGGAATGTAAAGAGTGTTCGCCGGCTCCGTGATCTGTGCAACCGCGATCCACTGAGCATTCCTGCTATACATGAATTCGAGGGCATTCTTAATCGCATCTGGATGGGCAAGGCGCTCGTCCATACAGTTGTACTGTAAGGTCTTCCCGGTCGCGTATTTGAGAGCATTGTTCCAGTTCTCGCCGGCATTTCCATAATTCTCCGCATACCGAACGTACACGATGTCAACACCCTTCGGGTCGAGCGTTTTGATCATATCTTCGATCGCATGGTCCTTGCTATGATCCGAAACGATGCATTGGAGTGGGCGATAGGTCTGCGCAATGACTGATTCCAGATTCTCCCGCATAAACTGGGCGCCCTTTCCATAGCATTCGTATGAGGTTGTCAAAATACTGTGTGTCATTTTCGTAGTCTAAGACTGCGTAGTATAAATGGGAGTACGGTTGGTGGATACGGGCGATCGGTTAGGCGGCATCCTTTCGACACACATAGCCAGTATCATGTATGCACATCATCATTCCATTCCGATTGAACGAGACGTCACACGGTACGACGACAGTATTTTCATGAAGGCGCTGTGTGACTGGATCGCAGTTCATAATAGGACTGCTGTTGAAAAGGAGAGTGCGCCGGTTTCCCAACACGAGTGGTATCGGCTTATGGTTCATACACTTGCAACGGTCAAGGCTGACTTCGTAAGCTACTTCTATGCGCACCTCCGAGAGTCTGTATGCGCATCGCTCTCTCGGTATGCGCTGGAGAGAGACTACCGGGTACCCTTCAACGCTCGCAGAACAATCCTTGTTCATCTCCGTCGTAACGATGTTCAGTCACTCCCGGATTATGATGGGCGTGTGTGCAACAACGCGTATGCGAACTTGATCAACTCAGAACGGTATGATGAATGCATGGATATGATGTGTGAGAACAGACAATCGCCGATCAGCATTGCCAAACTCGGAGTTGTGATTAAGACAGCTAACGCAGCGTTTCCGGGGTACGAGGTCATTCTTCTGACATCGCCCGGCGAAACACTCCATTTGCCATACAGGGTCATCTCGAACCAAGACGAAAGTCTGGACCTGTATCTGCTGTGTAAATCCGATGTTGTCATCCTGTCCAGAAGTACATTCTCACTGATGTCCCTTCTCTTTGGTGATTCGAAGCATGTCTACGCGCCTTTATGGTGCCATTCAGCCTGTATGGGTCTTACTACGAAGTTTGACAACTCTAGGAGTGTCCCTCGTAAAATGATCTACTACTCGTAGCGTTACAATACATGGATTCTAAACCAGTCCTCTGACAATGAAGATCGCGATCATCGGGTCAAATGGGTACATCGGGACGATGCTATACGACGACTTGAAGGAGCATGAAGTCACATGCTTCGACATAGCCGATCCAGCCATGAACCCACCGCATCATCAAACGAAGGCAAGCGCAGTTGATGTGAAGGGATTCGATGTCATCCTGTACTTTGCAGGTGTCTCACGTAAAGCCGAATGCGAAAAGATGGACTATCCAGTCCTGTACGACGCAAACGTCAGTGAGATCGTGAAACTAGTCGAAACGATGGATAGCAGTCAGTTGTGTATCTACGCATCCACCGGATCGCTATACTACAACCAAACGATCACGACAGAATCCGAACCGATCCGTGAGGCGGGTTTGCAGAACTATGAGACCGTGATGCTAGCCCGCGAACGGGCTGTTGCGGCTGTGGGTAAGCGCACAGTTGGGTTGCGCATGGGGACCGTAATCGGACAGTCGCCGAATGTCCGCCCCGAGCTGATATACAATGGGATCTATTATTCAGCCTTCGCGAACAAGGAAGTCTCGATCTGTAATCTTACCGCATGGCGGTGTATTCTATGGTACACCGATTTGATCAATGCAATTCGCAGTATTCTCAACGCACGAGAGTCCATACAGTCTCCAGACGTGTTCAATGTCGGCTCGTTCAATGCGACGATCGGGGACATCGGTGTGACAGTTGCGGAAAAGACTCGGTCAAAGGTGACTACGACCACGACGTCGGACGACACTGGGTTCCAGATGAACTGCGAGAAGTTCACACGGCGGTTTGGGTATACGTTCTTGGGGTCAAAGGATGCGATCCATGCAGAGTACGTTCAGAACAGGGATGTGTTTATGAAACGTATCGCGGCTCCAGTCGGTCGGTATACAAAATGTCTGATATGTCGCAACACCATGTTGGAATCGGTTCTTGATCTGGGCAACCAGCCTCTCGCGAACAATTTTACGAACAAGACAGATGTCGCGAACACGTATCCGCTTCATCTATTCAGGTGTACGCACTGTACGCACACGCAGCTGAGTCACTTCGTTGACCGCGATGTCCTCTTTCGCAACTATATCTACGAGAGCGGGACGTCGGCTACTCTGCGCAACTACTTCAAGATGTTCGCAGAGACGTACACTCGCAAGATTGAGAAGAAGGACCGAACAGTTCTCGAACTGGCGTGCAACGACGGGTACCAGCTGGATGAGTTCAAGGCTCTGGGGTGGAAGACATACGGAGTGGATCCGGCGACAAACCAGATTGCCCGAGCACGTGCGAATGGGCACGTAGTTGAGCCCAAGTTCTGGGGAGTTGAGCCCACTACGCTCGTCAATGGGGTACACATCGACCTTATCGTTGCGGAAAACGTAGTCGCACATGTGACGAACCCCGTTGGGTTTCTCCAAACATGCGCATCGGTGATGGATGCGGACACTCTGTTGGTAGTTCAGACGTCGCAATCCAATATGTATGCGAATAATGAGTTCGACACGATCTACCACGAACACGTGTCCTTCTTCACCGTCCGTTCGATGATAACCGCAGCTAAGAATGCAGGCTGTACGGTTGTTAACGTATACAAGACTCCCATACATGGCACGTCGTATGTATTCGAGATACGGAAGGGTGTCCTCAAAACATCCGAGTTACTTAGCCTGACGGACGAGAGTACGCGGGGGTTGTATACCGATGCATTCTACACCCAGTATACGCGGACGATCGAGAAACTTAAACACGAAAGTCTCGCGCTCTTGAAGACGTATGTCGAGGACGGGTATTCGATCGTCGGATACGGTGCGGCTGCGAAGGGAAATGTGTTCCTAAACTATGTGTTCGATTCCAAGCCGAGCCCGTATGCGCCCGAGTGTATCATCGACGACTCGACGTTGAAGCAAGGTAAATACACAGCCGGAACGAATATCGAGGTTGTGAGCCACGAACGCCTTCTGTCCTATGCTGGAAAGAAGGTGCTCCTGGTAATTCTCGCATGGAACTTTGCAGATGAGATCATTCGGCGCAGTCAAGGTATTGGGTGTACGTATCTCCGGTTCTTCCCGTCACTCATCCTATCCGATAGTCAATCTTCTGCCAGTTAATCGAGGGATGATTCGTAATCGGGCTCATCTCGTAGAACCCGGCATTCTTGGACATCAGGGCATTTACGTAGTTCATGTCAACTAGGCTTGGGTGAACGTACCAGTCCTCGTAGACATATCTGAGTTCCTCGTTATGGATGTCCATAAACACACACATGTATCCCCTATCCGCAAAAATCTGCCTCGAACGCAGCCGGGTATTGAAGAAGTCGCCGCGGTAGATATCGTGCTCAAACGTTACCGTTGCGAACGTATGCGTATCAAGTACCTCGTTGTTCAGCTTCTCCAATGTCTGGATCGTTGAACCGTTGTCTACTTCAAGGTCAATCTGGAGATAATCGACGTTAAGAGGGACATTGTTCGCCTGGAACAACGCCTTGTAGTCGATCGTGGTTGCGTCCTGGATAACGTGGATACTCTTCGGACGGTGCTCCTTATACCCAGGCAAGTGCGCAGGATCGTACTCAACCATGATACCCTTCCAGTTGTACGTCGTTTCAAGGAGATAGGAGTTGTTGATGTTGATTGGGTGGTTTGACCCAATCTCGAGGAAGAACCCATTCTCCTTCTGTTTCAGAATACTCGTCACGAACCTGTCTTGCTCCGCTTGTCCGTTGAACATACTGGATATAAACAAGAGCGTGTAAGTGAATGCTGCGTAAGGGTATGGTTAATTCAGTATCATACATAGACATGGACATCCATTCATTCATCCGATCGCTAGATGTCAAGACTCTCGTTGAAGTAGGAGCCCACTTCGGAGACGATACTCGTATATTTAGGACGTCACACCCGGGTGCGCGAATTGTATCGTTCGAACCTGATCCGCGGAACATTGCCTTTCTTCGCAATCATGGCGTCGACCGACTCTGCGAACTCTATCCGTATGCGCTGTCAAACACAACCGGACAGCAGATTTTTCACCTTTCATCTGGGTACGTCTATTATCATTCGGATGCGGTTGTCCGCGAGAATCCGTATTCATGCTCATCCTCCTTGAAGAGACCAACTCCTCATTTAGGAGAACGATGCCCCGACGTAAAGTTTGAAGAGGATGTCATCGTTGACTGTGTGCGGCTCGACGATTTTGAACCTCTCAAAGACACTACGATTGATTTCATCTGGGCAGACGTACAGGGAGCAGAGGATCTAGTATTCGGTGGTGCTACGGAGACATTGAAGCGCACACGATTTGTCTTTACCGAATATGCTACCGGGTTATACGAGAGTCAACTGCGACGCGATGAAATACTACAACTGTTTGGTGACTCGTGGACACTTATCCATGATTTTGGAAATGGTGTAGACGGCGACATCCTATTGAAGAACACCAAGCTGAGCCACCACAAATGACCCCGGATTTTCGGAGACATTTGTGGTTTTGTACTGTGGTTTTGGTGGTATGCTTTCGCATTTAGTTGCTGTACGCCAGACCGCCCATGCCGGACATCACGCGCAGCACGTTGTAGTTGACGGCGTAGACGCGCACCTGAGCCGTGCGTCCAGCGCGCACCGTGTTCACGGACACCGTGAGCTGGAGCGTCGCCTTGTCGATACGGGAGAAGTTGCAGCTGCCCGACGGCTGGTGCTCCTCCGGCTTGAGCGCGAAGGAGTACACGCAGATACCCGGCGCCTGGGGCGTGCGGGTGTGGTGCTGGTAGGGCTGCACGTACGTGAAGTAGCGTCCCTCGCGCTCCGTGAAGCGGTCCTGTCCGTTGAGCTGCAGCTTGGCGACCTCAGTCGGGCACTTGCCAGAGCAGCGCGTGCCGGAGTCGAGGATGACCTTC